TATGCCGTTTCAGCTTCTTTAGGTTCTTCTTTAAAAGACTCCTTAAAAGCATTTTCAAACACACTGTAAGATGCGTTTACTTGGTCAAGCTCAAAATTGATTCGACCTTGTTTAGTTTTTAAATCAACCATCTGATTGTACAGATATTTTTGTTGATCGCTAAAGTCTTTTACCTTTAGCTCTTGTCCGTCTAGCGTTACTGTTGCTTCTTCAGTCATTATCTTCTCCTCTCTTTAAGATTAAATTAAGAAACTAGTTCCATAGTTACAGATGTTGGATTAATCTGCCCTGCAATGTTTGCATCAAGGTTATCTTTTAAAGATTGAACCTCTTCTTCACCCATCGCACCTTCGACCCAACCTTGTACTTGTGAACTTGTCACGCTGTCAAAGTCTGTAAAGTTTGAAAGATTAGATGTGTCTAATACTTGAGTACCATAAACAGATGCTGTGTAGGGATTGCCCTCTGCATCTACTTGAGTATCAGTGGCGTTCAAACGCCAGTGTACCAAATAAATCACATTATTATGTCCGCTTTCTGAGGGGTAGACATCAACCGTTTTTACATCCCATTGATAAGATATGCTCATTTGTTTATTCTCCTAAATATTAAAATAACCTTTGCCATATTTTTCTAAATATTTTATAGCACTTTTAAGCAACTTAACATCGTCTTTAAATTGACCTAATGCTAAATTACATCTTCGGCATAAAATGCCTCTTACATCTTTAGTTTCATGGTCATGGTCAACACATAACCTTTCACCTAAATCATCTTGATGTATTTTACATATCATACAAGATGTGTTTTGTTCTTTTTCTATTTGATTTAACTCCTCAAGAGTCATATCAAAATATCTTTTTAAGGCTATAGCCCTTGTCTTATCAGGATACTTATGCCTGTATCTTTTGGTTATTGCTGCTGCTTTATCTTTATTATTTTTTTCCCAATTTTTGTTATATTCTGCATGACATAATTTGCAAATTGCTCTTGGTTTTTTGTTGCCCTTTTTATCTTTCTCAAAATAATAATCTTCTAAAGATTTTGTTTCATTACACTTTGTGCAAGTTTTCTCTGAAACATCAAGCATTATTCTCCTTTAATTAGTGCTACTTCGGCTTGTAGCTGTTCGATTAAGACTTGTTGTTCTTGGATGGCTTTAGTTAAAAGAGGTACAAGTTTAGATTGGTCTATGCCTTGATACTTAGGAACTTCTCTAGTACCCATAACTGCTTCAGTTACTACATTTCCATCTTCATCTAGTACAGCAGGAGTTACTTCGTATTCTTCTTCCTGCATTTCATCTTTAACACCACTGATAGCTTCAGGCACTATATCTTGTACTTCGTGTGCCAAAAAGCCATCAACAGTTGTATCAGCATCAGCTATAAAGTTAAAGCGTGAAGGTCTAAGTTGTTTTAGCCTTGTGGTTGCATCCCAATCGTATTCTACATTTTCTTTTAAGCGGTAGTCTGAAGATGTGTTGTAGGTTGTTGTAGACGCAGTACAAGTAATTGACCCAGGGGATACCCCTCCAACTTCTAAGTATAAAGCAGTGCCTCCTGTAGCTGACCATTTAGCCAAATACGTAGTCCCGCTAGGCACGGCTTCTGCCACAATTTTTGAGCCACCAGAAGTAGTCCCCACCAACAGGTTGCCTGATGAGTCGATGCGCATGGCTTCTACTAGACTATCTGTAGTAGTAGCGCTTGGGTGAGTGAAAAACGCAAGACCAACCTGATCTGCGTCAGCACCTTGCACTCCAGCAATTCCAGCGGCTCTTGAGTTATTATCCGCAGATATGCGAGAAAAACTTATACCCCCAGTGAAAGCTCCAGCACCACCTGTCCCATTACACTGGATATGTAAACCATCTCCAGTAAAGGTGCCATAGCCAGTACTAAAGTTTCCAACAGCTGAAACATCTAATTTAGCTTGAGGACTAGTCGTACCAATTCCAACGTTGCCTGATGAATCGATACGCATGCGTTCTTGATTATTTGTAAAGAAAGTAAAATCGTGTGCGCCACTTGTTCCAATCTGAGCTAATGAGGCACTTTCTATACTTTGAAACAAAGCATTAACATTTGCAGTGCTGACCTGATTAGCTACAATATTATCTGTGCTAGATTTAGTATGTAACTTACTACTAGGACTATTAGTACCAATTCCAACGTTGCCATCTGATAAAATGGTTAGTCTTTTAGTTAAAGTATCTGATGACTCAGAAGTTGTTGAAATACTAAAGCTAGAAGAAGCTCCAATTGCGTTTGATGCAGTAGCATCTAAAACAATGTGTGACTTAGCACCACCTCCTGATCCATCACTAGAATAGAAAGCTAATCTACCCCACGGATTTGTGCTACTCCAGTCGCTACCAGATGATTGTGTAGTAATGTAGGAGGTAGTGGGAGTTGGAGATGCCGTTCCTGTCGCAGTTGAAACATTAAGCCCATCCATCGTGGCTGTACCTGTTACGTCTAAAGCTGTAAGACTACCAACGCTTGTAATGTTGGGTTGTGCTGCTGTGGCAAGTGTGCCTGTAATAGAAGTGTTAGCAGTTAAAGTAGTAAAAGTACCTGCTGCTGGAGTTGTACCACCAATGACCGAGCTATCTATTACTGCTCCGTCTAAGTTAATTGCTACCGATGTACCAGTAGCACTAAAGATTGCATCTAGGTCATCTAAGTCATTGTTTAACTTAGTTCCCCAGGTATCGGTGGATGCACCAACCTCTGGTTTGGTAAGGTTTAAATTAGTAGTAAATGTATCTGCCATAAAAAAATTCCTTTAAGCTGCGTCTTGTTTGCCTAATGTTGTCCAGTCTGAAGGTGGTACAGATTCTTCTGTCCATGTACCGCTAGGTGCAGTTTGATCTGTCCATGTCTCTGCTGGAACTATAATGTCATTCCATTTTAAACCACCAACAGCAGAAAAACCACTTGTTTGTTGAATGGTTGCTGAACCACGATCAATTTGTCTACCAGTCGCTACAAAATCTGAAACTGCTGGTAAAGTTGCATTTGCACTGATGGTGAATCGACCTGTAGCAGTCATATCAGAGATAGCTGCTATAGAAGAAACACCACGATCTATTTGTCTGCCTGTGGCCGTCATACCAGATGTTTCTGGTAATGTTGAAGATCCTAATTTAATTAAGACCCCAGCAGATGTCATATCACTGGTTGATGATATGGTTGCAACACCCCTATCAATTTGCGTACCTACTGCACTAAAGTCTGATACCGCAGCAATGGTCGCAACACCTCTGTCTATTTGTCTACCTGTTGCAGACATTCCAGATGTCTCAGCTATAGTCGCTGATCCACGATCTATTTGTCGACCTGTAGCTGAACCGCCTGAAACTGCTGATATAACTGATGCACCAAACTTGAGGACTACGCCATCACCAGTAAAGTTTGAAGTTTGTGCAAGGGTGGATGACCCTAATTTAATAACTGTACCGACTGAATCAAAGTCAGATACACCTGGTATAACAGATGCACCATAGCGTATAACTGATGCTTCAGCAGTAAAGCCTGATGTTTGGGCGGATGTAGCTACACCAAAATGATAAACGGGAGTTCCATAGTCGGACTTCCCGTATGTGTATAACCCGTAGCCTACTGAGGCCATGGTATTAAGCTAATGTGATGTCTAAATCACCAGCGTCAAATCTGAATACATCTCCTGTTGATACAGTTTTTGAGGTAGTTAAATCTGCATATGCAAGTAAATTACCACCAGATGAAGCATCTAAAATACCAACTGCAACCACTGTTCCGTAATCGGCTGTAGCTGTTGGGTATTCGATTGCAGCAGAGTTTGTTGCTGTTGTGGGGGATGTGCCTGAGACAGTAAAAGCTCCAGTTTGTCTTACATAAGAACCACCTGTTACTTCAGTACCACCACCAGTATCGTCAGGTGCTACTGTATACAAAGCAACATACAAAGTTGCAGGTGCTGTATAAGCAGTACCGCCAAATACATGGTCAAGTACCTTGTCTTCTAAATAATCACTAAATCCAGCCATTTTCTATACTCCTAGTTATTACCAAAATAATAAATGTCTTTTCTGCGTTTGCCATATGTTCTTCTTCTTTGCATTAAAGAACCTTTTGCAAACTCAGCTTTTTCTTGCTCTAGTCTCATTTCTTCTAAAGCCTTCTCGAACTGTGCTGTAAATAGTGGCACTCGTTCATCTTCCATTAAATAGATAGAAGCGTGTTTTAGTGATCCGTAAAGGTAAGCATCTGGATATCCTGTGGATAAAAAGTTACTCGTATTAGAATCGCTTAACGCATCTATCTTTCCGTAGTAGGTTAATTGTACTGTATAACTTCCATCTGGGGTAGGTGCAAATTCAATTGAATCATCTACCAATGCAAAGTAAATAGGTTGACCTGTTACATTGTCATTAGACTTTCTGTATACATCCAATGATTCTATGGATTGTTGAAACAAAGGTGAAAAGTCACCGCTATCAATTTGTATGTTTATAGCCTCTAACCAATCAGTTGGTACTGATATGTATTGTGAATCTAATGTTGCAGTGGCTCTTTTAATCATGCCTTTAACTCTTAATCTGCGGTTAAATTCTGATTCTGTGCTGTCTATAAATGAATCAATTACATCTGTTAAATCTGAACGATTTAAGTAACTTGCGATATTAGATTTTAATTCTGCGTATGTCATAGTTTACCCTGCCATGTCCTAAAGACTTTATTTTCTGAGTTATTTAACCATCTTTTCCATGCGTTCATATCATTCGCCCAGCCTTCTCGACAAGCTCTTTGATATACAACCAATGGCACTTCTGCCACATGGCGAAGATCTTTACCTGGCTTAACATTCTCTGCAATGTTTTTACAATGTTCGATTACTGGACTTACATCTTGAGTGGTATGAAATATATCTTTACCACCCTCAGT